GCAGGTGTCAGACAAGGTTTGAATATGCCTGTCTCAAGAACATCTAGTATAGCCAAAGTTGTTAATCCAGCGTCTAGAGCTTTTAAATATGGTGCAATTGGTGGTAGAGCATTACCTTGGCTGCCTGTTGCTACAAATGTCTTAGAAGGTGATTTAGGTGGTGCAGCATATTCAGGTATAGGTGGTGTTGTAGGTGGAGTTTTAACAGGTGGAAATCCTTTAGGAATAGCTGCTGGCACAATGCTAGGAGAACCAATAATTGGAGGAGCTGTAAAATTAGCTGGAGGAGCTGTAGGTATTGATCCTAATAATCCTTTAAGTGGTCCAGATTGGAGTCTCGGACCTCTTGCTTTAACTCCATATGCAAAAACTAAGAAACAAACGAAGAGAGCAGTTGAATTAGCTAAGTTACAAATGCCTCTGTATAATGAAATAGCAGATAACCAAGCCAGGAGAGATCAAGATTTACAGTCATTAGCTAATGTAGGAAATATTATTAGTAATGTTTATTCCAACAATCCTTATAGGTAATTAACAATGGGACCATTAGATTTAGGAGACTTAAGCGAGTTTCGGAAATTTCAAACTAATGCAAGTAGTTCTCCTTCTACATCCGTAGATAATTCCTCTCCTGGTAACAATGGAGGAATGGTTATAAGAAGTGGAAGACTTGTTCCTACAAATGCTCCAACAGGAGCAGGAAGATTTGGTACAGGATTAGCTGATTGGGCAACATTTGGTATTTGGGATTTTGATAATCGAGGTAATTTAACAAATTTTGGTGATAGTGGTTCAATGCATACAGGATCAGGATTTGGTCAATCAGGAGATGGTATAAAGACAGATGCTCTAGGAAATGTAGTAGATACAAAAAGGGATGCATCAGGACAAGTTATTGGTACAGGAGAAACAGATGCAGAAAGAGAGGCAAATAAGAAAAAGCTAGACGAAATAGAAAAAGAACAGAGACGAGAGGACTATTGGAATAAAAGAGTAGATAGAGAGGTTGCCGTTGCTAAAGAAGGACAAAATAGAAATATGCTTCATGGAGGACTTACAAATATGGGTAAGTCAATTATGGAAGGAACCATAAGAGGAGCTGATTCTTTAGATAGAGCACAAGCTGCTACAGCTCAAATGATTTCAAATATGCCCACATTACAATTAACAGCAATGAAGTATGCACAGCAACAGAATTATGGACTTGGATAGACTTAGCAGTATTAAACTAGTTAGAGATGTAAGCGCAATCTATTGGAGGGCATAATATGTGGGCACCCTTAATTAGTGGTGGATTAAATTTAGCAGGTAGTTTGTTTGGTGCTGGTCAAGCCAATAAAATGGCAATGGCTGGTCTTCGTTCTGCGGATCGAAGAGCTGACATGATGATGCAGCGTGGTAGAGAAACAGATACAGCACAATTAGGTTCAAAAATGGCTGATCATCTGGCTAATCTCCAGATGGGTGAAAGAGGTCTAGCCTTACAAAAAGATGCAGCATTATTTCAACAAGATGAGATAGCTCCTAGAAAAGCTCGAAATGCTGTAGATGCTTTTAATCGAATGGTAGGAGCTGAAAGTGGTGAGTCTGCAACGAAACTCCGACAAAGAAAAAATCGAGAAGGTTTAGCATCGAAAATGCTTGCTACGAATGCAGCTATGTCTGGAATGTTTGGTCCAACAGCTCAAGATCAAATGTATAAATCTCATTTAGGAATGTTCGGTTAAATCTATGGCTTGCTCAACTTCCAAATTAGATATTCTTCTTGCTGACGGAAAGACAAAACTTGTCAGTGATTTAAAAGTGGGTGACGAGGTAGATACTCTTCATCAACATACTTTCCAACGTGGAAAGCATAAAGTTGTTTTCGTTGAAACTAAAAGATCTAAATTACTTTCGCTTACTTTCTTAGGCGAAACTTTCGAGTGTTCTCCTACTCATAGATTCTATTCAAAAGATAAAGGTGAATGGATTGAAGCTAAAGATTTAGTTGAAGGAGATAAAGTTATTAGCTTGGATGGAGAGATTGAATTTATTAGTGCTAAAGAAATAGAAGATGGTGATGTTGTTGATCTAACAGTAGAAGGCGCACATACCTATATCTCTGGAAATATTCTTTCTCACAATAAAGGTGATTATTATGCTCCACCTCCACCTCCTCCAGATACAACCTTTAAAGATTATCTAAAGTATCAAACTGAAAGAACTGAAGACGAAGGATATAAAGATTGGACTAATCAGTTACAGACTTACAAGAGCAAGAAAAGTAAACAAGCTTCTGGTAGAGCTGGTTGGGATGATTATAAGAAAGGTGTACAAACTAAGTTAGGTAAAGGTTTAATTGATTATGGTCAAGCTGAAACTCAATTAAAAGATTACGCCAGAGATTACAATTTAGCTGCTGATACTGTTGCATGGTCAGGTGGTGTAGATCCACGTAAATCATGGGAAAGAAATAAAGGTAGAACAGATATTACTTATACTGATTCACCTACTTATCAAACTCCTGACAGATGGAAAGATTGGAGTGTTAATAAAGCTCTAGGAGATCTCTCAGACTACTATACGGGTGGTGAAGGTGGCACAGGTGGTTTATTAGGCCAAAGACGAGATACAAACATTAAAGCAGGATATGAGGAGATCTTAGGAAGACAAGCTACTGATGCTGAAGTAGCAACCGCTAAAGAACGTCTTAGCTCTGGTTACTATAAAGATATTGATAGCTTTAAGACAGGTCTTACTTCTGGATCTGAGTATAAGAAGAAGTTCTCTAATAGTTATCTAGAAAATTACTATGACTCCATGTATGGAGCACAGCATAGAGATGCAGCAGGAGATAAAACAGGTAAGCGTACCTTCAATTTTGATAAGTCACTTCTTCCTAGTTATAAAGGAGATCTTGAAGGAGATACAGGAGTTAAACTTCCTGAATGGAAAGATTCCTATACAGGAACACCTGCAGAGATTGATTTCAGCTTAGATAACATACGTGAATCACGTAAGTTCTTATATAGTGCAGGTCTAACAAATCTACAAGGAAATATTGATAAAGAAACTCAGAAACTTAAGAATGAAGGTGGTAAAGAGATTGCAAGGATTGGTAAAGAAGGTGATATTTATAAGAGTGTTGTTGATGCCTTTAATTTCTAGAAATACACTTGCTATAATTATTCTAAGTTCTGAATTATAAAAGAAATGTCTGCTACCCCTACAGGACAAGCAACTGGTGACGACTATTTTGACATCAAGAAGTTTGAAGATTTACTTGGTCGTTTAGAATCCTCTAAAGGTCGTCAACAGCGTCAAAAGTCCCTCGAAGGCCGTCGTGATACATGGGCTGCTGGACTTGCCAACATGATGAACAACTTCTAAACTTTTTCTAAGAATTATCTATCATGACCAGTAGTGTACCTAAAGGTCAAACCGATGTTGATGATTGGTTTGATATAGACAAATACAGGCAAGCTGCTGGCGTGGCTTACGATTTTTCTAAGAAAAAATTGGAGGACAAAGGTGAAGAAACTCGCAAAACCATCGGTTACGAATCGGAGCAAAAGCGTAGGGACGAAGAAAGAGATTCCAAACAAGCAAAACAAGCTTATAGATATTGAAGTATTTGATTCATGGGTTGATAACCTAGATTCATCAACTCAAGAATCTTTTTGTTCTTTTTCATCATCTAATTATTCCATTATTGAAGTATATTTATATTCCCGTTTCTTAGGATATAACGGAAGTATAACTGCGTGTGATGCTTGGGTTAAAGATCATTATGAAAAACCAGATCAACGTAAAAAGCTTTTATATGAAATAGATGCGATGCAAGAAGATATACGTAAATTACGTGATGATGTAGAAGCAGGTTTAGTTAAAAGAGATGCAGGTGTAGCTCGTGTTGCGTCTATGCAGAAAGAACTACGTGGTCATATTGATCAAGTTGAGAAATTTACAAGTACTAAAGATAGAAAGGGTTTACTAATGGCTGGTGCAGATAGAGCTATTAGAGAATTGATGTTTATTTTTAAAGATGACCCCATTGAAATACCTTTGGAAGAAGCAACAATGAGTGTATGGGCAAGAATGCAGTTAGAAGAATAGGGCAGCTAAAATAAAGTTAATTGAAAATATCTGGTTAGTATAAAAATGGGTGCTCAAGCAGGTGGTGGAGATGCCGCAAAACGAATGCAATTAGCTGCTGCTGGAAGAGCAAGACGTGCGGATGCTATTAGTAGAAAAGAAGGAGGAAGTGCTGAGAGTAATGATCAAATGAATGAAGCATTTATGGGAGGTAATCCTAATTTTGATGAAAGAGGTGGAATGGATGCTGTCCCAGGAGAAGGTCAACCTTATGATGCTAGAGGTCAATATCTTCCAGGGGGTTTAAATGAAAGACCTAATATGTCTCCTACAGACTTAGGTAGATTCAATAATCGTCCAGGTTTTGCAGAATTCTTACAAAGATTATCAGAAAGAAGAGGAGGTAATAAGTAGTCATGGCTAAAGGTAAAATGCCCCCACAGCTTGTCGAATACTTCAAAAAGAAAGAAGCTAAAAAGAATGACGGTACAGAAATGTCCGACAAAGAAAAGCGTAAAGCTGCTTTAGAAAAAGCTAAGAAGTATAAAGAGCAAAAAAAAACGGACTAAATAAATCTTCAGGAGAATGCCATACTTGCGAACATCCTGAAATTCAGAAACATCCTGCAGAAATTGATGATGCAGGTCGGCATGTTTAAAATAATTTATTAGTTATTATTAAAGTAATAGTTTGATTACTTCTCGTGCCTTCTTATACACATCTTGCATATAGACGTAATGCAAAGGCAGCTGCACGTAATCAACAAATTAAGAAACCAAAGAATGAAGAATCTTTAAAAAAAGCTAGAGAAGATTTTGGATTCTTTTGTGATTATGTAGCCGATAAACCTCCTGCAATACATCATCAAGAATGGAATCGTAGATTTATCACGAATGAAGATAGTAGTTGTTTAATTAAAATTGCAGGACCGAATGTAGACTTACTTGCCCCCCGTGGATCTGCTAAATCTACAGTCCTTGGTTTACTAACTGCATGGGCTATTGGTATTCATACGCAAGCTGGATTACCATTACAAGTTCTCTATCTTTCATATACTGTTGATATTGCTAGATCTAAATCAGCAACGATTAAACGTATTATTGAAAGTAAAAGATACCAAGAAGTATTTCCTAAAGTACGTCTACTTAAGAACGTAACAAGTAATGAATACTGGTCTATTGATCATAAGTTTGCAGGTATAGATACCACTGGTGAAGAACAATTTACTCTTTGTGCGGCAGGACTAAAAGGTTCTGTTACATCTAAGCGTTCTCATCTAGTCATGATTGATGACGCTATAAAATCAGCTGCTGATATCGCCAACCCTGATATTCGTAAAACAATGCAGGAAAATTGGAATGCAGTTATCGCTCCGACTATGTTTGAAGGGGGTCGGGCCATTTGTCTTGGAACCCGTTTTAGGCATGACGATATTCATTCCACCACCTTTAACGAACAAAATAATTGGATCCAAATCGTTCTCTCCGCTATACAAAATAATCCTAAGACAGGTGAAGAAGAATCGTACTGGCCTGAGATGTGGTCCCTTGAATACCTTAAAGAAAAAAAACGGCAATCTCCGATTGCCTTCTCTTTTCAGTACATGAACCAAGTCGTCCGACAGAACGAGTTGTCCCTTGCACCTGAGTTAATAGTAAAAGCAGAAATCGCAACTGAATTTGATACGCTCGGAGTAGGGGTTGACCTGTCAGCGGGTATAAGAGAAAAAAATGATTACACAGTAATGGTACTGGGGGGAAGGATCGAAGATCGAATACATATCATTGATTACAGAAGGATACGTGTAATGGGTAATTTGGAAAAATTAGATGCACTAAAAGAGCTGTTAAATGATTGGTCAGTTATAGGTGTAGATCAATCAGGTAATTATTATCCAACACATTCGACATGTGATGTTTGGTCTGAAGCTGTGCAATATCAAGCATCATTAGAAGCAGATTTTAAACGTATCTGTTTACAGAATGAAAGCCTATATAATTTAATTTGGCATCCAGTTAAAGGTTTCCGTGGAGATAAACTTGCTAGATTCCGTGGAATTATGGGTATGTTTGAAGATCGAAAAATTATATTTAATCGCTATAGAAACTTTACAAATATGTTTGAAGAACTTACTAACTTTGGTGTTAGTGGTCATGACGATTGTGTGGATGCATTAGTTTGGTTAGTTACAGGATTAATGAAAAAAGGTCATCTTCAATTGGACTTCTAGTTTTAGAATAAAGAAAAAGGTTAGGCCAGTGGGACCAGACTATATAACACTTTTATTGACTGCTGTTATCTCTTCTGTAACAGGAGGTGGTTGGATAGCCAGTAAAGTTTTAGATAGACATCGTGAACGACTGAAAGACACTATGCAAACAGTAGAGTTTCAAAGATCCAGAATCAATAGTTTAGAAGAACATGTAAATCGTATGCCTTTGGAATATGTATTAAAAGCTGATTTTGTTAGAGAAATGAGAGATATGAATGATCACTTTAGAGCAATTCACGACAAGCTTGATAAGCTGGTAGAAAAGCTT